GGAGATCTACAATTCGGTGAAAAAAATGGAATGTGGGGAGGCGAAAATTATACATATAAAATATCAAATCAAGGTCATGTTCCTAATTTTGGAATGAGGTTAAATGCTAATAAAATTAAAAGTATAGGGAAAGGTAAAATACATTCTGATAAGTTTGATGGAACTATAGGAATGAAGGAGTTAGATAATATCCTAACAACTGGCTTATTTAAGTCTTTAAACTATACATCTAAAGCTGGGAACGATTTAACTTATACAAATGCTAGATGGGGAGTAAATCAATACAAAAAAGGAGCGCCTCCTCCTGGTAATTATGTTTCTTATGGAGAAATGGATAAAGCCACAGGCACCCGCTCTATGTGGATCGGATCAGCAGGTGAAGGGGCTGATGCATTTAGAAAACTAAAATTAAAGAAAATAAGTAGTATTGTATCTCAAGGAAAACATTTAAAAGTTGATCCAAGTATGGCAAATCTTGGATTCATTCCAAATTATTCCGCTTTTCATTACGACAAAAATATAGAACAGCGGATGTTAAAAGGGGGTCAAAATAAATTTACTCCAACGCCTATTCAGATGTTGGAATTTATGACCGAAAAGCAATTGACTGCGGCGATGGAAAAATATATTAAACATAGTTTGGATCCAAGTATAGGATTTGAATTTAAAGGGTCTTATCCTGGAATGCCAATAAAAGAATTTAAGAATCATTTTCCAGTGGGAGACATTTATAAGGGGCTAGGTGTTCTTAATAACAAAAGGATGGGGGAAATTTTACAAAATCCTGATATTACTAAGTCTTTTTTCAGATATCTTACTGGAAAATCTACTTCCATAGGAATAGAAACTGCCTTAACGGCAGATGAGAAAAAACATTTCAAAGATAAATATGGAATGATTCCAAGAATAAAAAGTGCCGATGAGATATCAGGAAATACAAAAGAAAAAAGATTAGATTCAATAAGGTCCGAATTTTTACTTTCTGGAGGAACCCCTGACGCCGACACAGGTACTAACCTGAAAAAAATTAAAGGATTTATAAAGAAATTTACAAGTAGTTCGGGTATTGGCCCTGGAAATCAAAGACAATTATTAAAGCAGAATAAAACTTTTGAGCCTCCTCCTATTTATAAGCGACCAGGCGGTCCTATAGCAGACATTTTATCAAGGATGAGTCGTTCTGGTAATCCAAAAGCTCCAAGGGGGGCAGGAGGGCTTGCACTTGGGTCGCAATATATAGATAAAGATGGCAGCCTTAAGACTGTAACTAATAAATTTGGTGCGACAAGCGGAAGATTTAGAGGGGATGAGGCTATTACACGTCGAGCTGTAGATTCTGGAGTTCGAAGGCAAATTGAATATGCTAACCTTGATGCCTACGGTAGTACTGTGGGCAAAGAAAGAAGCATTAAAGATTTAATACCATCAGTAGGAGAAAAAATAAACAATAATGCTATTGAAGAATATGCAGATAAAAATAGAATTTCACTAGGAAGAGCTGCGATTGAGCTAGGATTAGATAAAGGTAAGGCAGGACCAACAATAGAAAGAAGAAGAGAAGCTTTTATTAGAGATCAAGCTACTAGCGATATAGATGAAAAACAGATTACAAAAAGAAATTTAAAAAATTTGCCAAGCTTAAGGAATTTATTATACAGCAAGAGATTTAGAGGAATGGGTGGAAAAAATCCATTTGATGCAAATGGGCATATTCCTAATTATATGCTCAGGCGAGAAAGCATGGCAATGCATGCAAGACATAAGATGAATTCGCCTCAATCAAGGCAGGCATCTAAATTAAAAAGATTTATCCTAAAAAGAGATGGTTTAGATTCCGCAGCAAAACCATATGAGATGCCTGGAATGTCTAAACTTTTCGATATGAAAGGTAATCCTATTGATCGTGTAAAATTCGGAGGAGATTACAGAGCTGCAGTAGTCACCAAAGACGGCTCAACATACATGGGTAGATTTCATGATGATATAAGAGACGAATTAGCTAAAAAGAAAATAAGTCTGAAAGACGCGGCTGACCTTGAGTTAACTTGGTCTCTAAAGAATATGTTTAATAAAGGTATGATTCCGAATTACGGATTAGGGAATCTTTTTAGAAAGCAGAAACCCAAAACATCAGATAGAGATTTCTTGGGTAAAGGGCTTGGTGCTGCAGGAAAATTAATAAGCACACCTTTAAAAGATATAGGCTCTTTGTTAAAAGGGGGTTACAATATGGCGGATAAAGGCGGTGACCTTATAAGGAGAGGTATTATTGGCACCGCAAAAGGTGGCTACAATGCATATACAAATATTTTTGAAGCTGGAAAGCATGGATTAGGCAAGGGTTTTGATCTTATGAAAAAATTTCCTAGAGCAACTCTTTATGGAGGAGGAGGAGGCTTAGGGTATAAATTTCAAGATCAAATTATGGGAGCCATGAATAAATATGGACCTAAAGCTCTTGAAATGGGTAGTAAAATGGGCAAAGGAGTTTTAGATGTTTTTCAAAATCCAACAAACAATATAGACTTAATATCTGCCGTGCTTGGAGGAGCTCTTCCCGCCTCCGTCTTAGGTTTTACACTTTTAGACGACGTTTTAAAATTAAGGGAGCAAAAAAAAGCTAAGAAACTTCAGGCAGAGAAAAAACTCGCAAATGAAAATTTAGTAAAATCTTTAAAGAGCAAAAGAAAAACTAGGACTAATTTAAGAATTAGAGATCTTCCTGATGAATTACAGAGAATAGCTATTGCGAGACTAAGAGTTGATCCTAGATACGGGAATAAGGCTTCTATGGTTCCTAAATCTTTATTAGATGAAATAGGAATGTCGGGTGGATTTATACCTAATTTTAATTTATTTTCTCCAAGTGCAAAAGAAACTCTTTCTAGTAATCCTCAATATGCTAAAGCAGTATCTAAATCAATTGCAAGAGAAGCGTCTTTTGGTGTAACCCCTAAAGTCGTAAGTGCTCCATCTTTAAAAAGCTCAACAAACCCAGGTCTTGCCGTAGTTAATCAAGAGCAAGAAGGTGGAAAATTATCTAATGCAAGAATGTTACATGGCGGGCTTAATCCAAAGCAAGGGGCAAGCAATGGTGTTATTCCTAATTATATCGCAACGAATCTTGGATCTGTTAATAATTCTGTATTACAAAATATACAAGCATCTTCAATAGCTGAAGCTTCAGCGCAAGGGCTAGAAAGTAGACGAAATATAAAAGAAGCTGCGAAAGATGTTTTTGACTTTGCTGGAGCTGGTAAAAAAGCTACTAAAGAATTAGAAAAAGCAAAATCAGCTTTCAAGAAAATATCCGTGTCTGCATCAGAAGCAGCTGTAAGAACAAAAGCTTTTGATGGGGCATTAAAAACTGCAGGAGATAAAGATTTAGCAAAGCAAGTTTTTAGAAACGATGCCGCTTTAGCATTAAAATCAGATAAGACTTATGGAGGTATAGTAAATTCTTTAATGGGTAAAGATGGTAAGCTTAGTGAAACTAGACTTAAAGATCAAATGGCAATCGCCAAAGCATCTGGAGATGATAAGACAGAAAAACAATTAAAGAATTTAAATAAACATCTAGATGTACAAGCCAGAAAGTCTATGGACCAACCTAGACATATAGGCACTTCAGTAGCTTCAGCTTTAGCCAAAGAATCAGTTAGAACTGCTAAAATGGACGCATTAAGAGGTGATGGCGGATATAGCAAAAAAGGAATGAGAGAAACTTTATCTGCTGGATTTCTTCAGTCTCAAAATATAAAGACGGACGGAATGAGCAAGGATCAGTTAAATAAAACAATGTCCTCTTTCTTTGCGGCTAGTGGTGCTCGTGGTCAAGGTGCTTTTACTAATTTCGCTAAAGAACAAGGCGTGAAATCTTCAATATCATCACTAGCTAGAGCAGGAATGATGACTGGCGATTTAAAGTCATTAACTGGAGGAAATAATAGACAGCCTTTTATAAAAGCAATGCAAAAGCTTGAAAAAGCATATAAAAATGATGCAAAACCTTCCGTAATAAAGAAAAGAAGTGATGCGGCTTTAGCTGCGGCTGCTAAAGTCACTACAGGTCAGTCTGCAGCAAATACAAATCAATTAATGGGGGCTGTAAGTAATTTAAATAGCACATTAAAAGGGGAGAAAAAAGCTGCAGATAAAGAAGAAAGAAAAAAGGCAGCTCAAGAAAAAGCAAGAGGGAATATGGCTTCTCGTAATAGATTTACGAGGGCATTGGGTAATTTCCAAATGTCCAGAGCATCACCAGGGGGAGGTGCGGGATTAGGAGGAAGGCTTGGGAATATCTCGAATCGAGTTGGAGGATCTCTTGGGCAATTTGCTTCAGGAATGAAAGGTTTTGGTGGATCAGCTGGATTAGGGTTATCTTTTGCCTTACCAATGTTAGCTGGTTTTGTTGGACCAAAAGGAGCTAAAATGGATAGGTCTGAATTTAAAGATGGCCAGTTTAGGGTAAAAGAAGAGTTCCAAACAAGAGAACGAGCAAGTAGCGTTATGATGGGAGCTGGAATGGGGGCTCTATTTGGACTACCTGGAATGATCGCTGGAACAGCAATAGGATTTGCGGCAAGCTCAAGGTCAATGATTGTAAGCATAGAAGATATGGTCAAGGCTAAAGAAAAAGAAATGCAGATAACAAATCAAAATATAGCTTCAGTATCAAAACTTCAAAACTTACAACAAGCAAGAGCTTCGGCTTTAGCAAAAGGAGATGACATATCATTAGATAGAATAGATAGTGCTATAAATTCAGCCATGTCAGGAATAACTGATATGGATATTTTGGAAGAAGCAGCTAGCAATGCTGGAAGTGCTAAAGGATTAAGCACTTTACAAAAAAGATTACAAGATGATTTATCTCAACAAACCTCTGTTCAAAATTTCGCTTTAGCAAATCAAACAAATAATGTAAGGAATGCAGGAACTTCTCTTGCTAACATAATCGATCAGAGACTAAGGAGTGGGCAAATAAAAGGAGGGCAAAAGGGATTAGAGGATACTCTTAAAAAAATAAATAAAAATATGAATGCCTCTCAAGCCACAGGAGAGGCAATTAGTAAAGAAGAGTTATTAAAACTAAGGACAACAGCAGCGGGCAAAGGAGATATTGTAACTGGTAATAGTACGGGATTTGGTTTAACGGCAGCCGCACTTACAGCTGGAGCATTGCTAATACCATTTACTGGAGGGGGCAGCATGATGACTGCCTTGGGTATGACTAAAATGGCTGCAGCAGGTACAATTGCAGCTGGAGGAGTTGTAGGAGGACAATTTGGAAGACAGAAAGACCAAGAATCTGCACAGCTTGCAATAGCAAATATAGAAGAAGGTGGAACTGCTGCATATAATGCTCTTGCAGATTTAGCAGATATAGGAGCGATAAGCAAAAACCAATTTGAAACATTAAGTGCTTCTTTTTCTCTAGGAAAAATGACTACAAATGAATTAATAGCTGAAATGGAAAAAGCCGTAGATGGATTTGCCGAGGTAAGAAGAGCAAGCGGTCTTCTTGGTCAGCAAACATTTAATATTGCAAAAAGATTTAAAGAAACAATAAGAGAATTAAAAAAAGAAGCAGCAATAGAAAAAATAACAGAAGGTGGAAGGTTGAAAAGAGAATCATCTATTATAGATGCATCATCAAGATTTTCTACTGGGAGCACAGATAACACTATAAACCAAGGATTAAGGAGATTAGGTTTATTTAATGAGACTGCCGCTTTTTCCGCTAGGTCATTTGAGAAAGAAAATGCAGCAGGCTATCTTACAAATCTTGAGCAAAGCATGAATACTTTATCTCTGCCGCCACCATTACAGGAGGCCATGATAGATGCAGTTAAAGCTGGAGGATCTGGAGCCGCACAAAAAATAGTAGACCAGGGAGAGCTAGAAGGAACAATATCTCTGGCATCAGGTTTAGGTCGAGATCAGCGACAAGCACTTATTGAAGATTTAGGAGAAAAATTAGATAAATTTCCGAAACGATCATTAGGCTTGGGCACGGGCGCAAGACCAGATCTTGGAGCTAAAAACAAAGCAGCTGAAGCAGCTAGAAATGAATTAGCAAATAGATTTGGAATAGATGCCGATGATCCTACAGCAATTCAACAATTAAGTGATTTATATGAATATAATAGAGAAAATTTCATAAAAGGCAAGGGAGAAGGATCAGAAGGAAATTTAAGGATTTTTAAAGAATTAACGGAACAACAAAAATCAACCCTTCAAGATGGATTGAGTGTTCTGCAAGCGAGAAGAGATGTTGAAATAGCTTCATTAGAGGCAGCTAGAAAGAATCAAGAGCTTACAGTAGCAAGTAATATAGTTCAATCTGAATTAAATAGATTAATACAGGAAAGATCTGCAGCTATAAATCTTGCTGAAATTAAACAAAGTGGAAATCTTCAAAGAGCTTCTACATCAAGAGATCAAAGTGTTAGAATAATTTCTTTTGAAGCTCAAAATATTCAACCAATAAACACCGAAGAAGAGGAAAGAGAGAGACAAGAAAGGTTGAGAAAAGAAATTTTTAATCAAGAGCTTGCTTTAATGCAAAAGCAAGAAATGGCTCAATTGAAATCAGAAGCAAGAAGACTATTAAGCGATCAACAACTAGTTAATGCGTTAGATGGATTAAGCGAGCAAGTAGAACTCAATATAAGAGCTATTACAGGCGATCAGGGCAACGATTCAAATGCAAAAGCTCCTGGGGTCGGCGCATCACCAACAGCAAGCACTCCTGCAACTGGAGCAATACTCACAAAAGGATTAGATAAGGAAGGGCGAGTAGAAATGGAGAAGCTAAACAAACAAAGAGGTAAATATATTGACGAAAGAGACTCTATAAAATCTGATCTTAAAAGAATTAGCAGTGATCTGGACATTGCTTCAAGCTTTAAGGATGTATTTGATACAACTCAAGAGGAACTTAAAAAATTGATGCCAATGGCAACAAGCAACACGATTTCGATGGGTAGTAGCTCGATTGGTAATTTAAGCACCAAAAAGTTGACTCTTGATGATTTTTTTGGAAGGCAATCCAAGCGTGAAACGACTTACGGGAAAACGGGATCTTTGCTTTCAAAAACTACAATAGAAAATGATGAAGATTATTTAAAAAGAGTTAGGGGTTTTGTAGAAAAAAGGCTAGGAGATCGAAATGAGGGAGGCAAATCAAAACAAATGACCTTTGAAGCATTTGATAATATTGAGGGTTCTGGAGCAAGCGTTGATAACCAAATAAAACAATATAAAAAACTTGTTAATGAAATACAACAAACGAGCAATCACAGCCTTAAGAAACTAAGGGGAGATGCTGCACAAAAAAACGCTCAACTAGACACCGTTAATACTAAACTAGGAAATGTTAAAAATGAGATACTAAATCTTAGAGCTTCTTCTGGTAGTTCATTAGTAAAATCATTCAAGAATTCAGAGCAAATTAAAGAATTATTACATTTAGATTTGAAAGATACAGATACCGCTCTTGCAACAATTGAAAAAATAGCTTTAGAAGCAGGAGGAGCAGACGAATTAAAAAAAGCCGCAGAAGAATTAAAAAAAGATGAGGGCATTACATCAAAAGAGGTTGATAGAATAAATGGTTTAGTAGAATTAATAGGACAGTCTGGAGATAGAATTAAAGCTTTTATAGAAAGTGAAGAATTAAGAAAGTTTGAACAAGGATTTAGGGATTTTCAAAATAAATTATTGTTTACCCAAGAAACTATGGGCGATTTGACAATTATAGAAAGAATGACTAATCCTGAAGCTAAAATGGCACAAAAAAGAGCGACATCTCTTTCGACTAATTTGCTAAGGAGTGATACTGAAGCAGACTTGAATTTAAAATCACTTCAAATGACTAGAGGTGTACCTAAAGCTTTCGTAAGTAGAGCTAGAATAGAAGCATCAAAAGAAACTATTGGAACAGAACTAGAAAGATCTAATTTATTAAGACTGGGTAAAGAGAGAGGCGGACTGGCGTCGCAAGAAGCACAAAGAGTTCAAAGTCTTAAAGATAGTGATAAGGATATTAAAGATATAAATACAGACAAGACAATTTTAACATTAAGAGCTGAAATTAAAGAACTTGATCAGCAAATGTCAGACATAGCACAAAACATGGAAAGGTCTACTGTTAGAGATTTTGGAGTGATACAAGAATTGAAACAAAATTTCACATTAGGATTAGAAAATGGATTTGATGAAATCGAACTTCAATCAGAAAGTATATATACAACATTAGGGCAAAATACCCCCCTAGCTTTAAGAGATGGACTTGTAAATGCCATGCAGCTTGCATTGAGCGGAGCAGATGATCTTGGAAGTAAGTTGCAAGCAATTGGGGTTTCCTTCCTTCAAATGATACAAAATGCATTTTTACAAAGTGCTGCTAGCAGGTTAGTTGGCGCTATTAACCCATTTAATTCTGGTGGATATGTTGCTGGAGGAAGCGGAGTGAAAGACGATGTTCCTGCAATGCTTACTGGGGGAGAATATGTTATTAAAAAGAGCGCTGTTCAAAAGTATGGAGTTAATTTTCTTGAAGGAATAAATACGGGAAGCGTTGGTGGCTATGCAAAAGGTGGTGCGGTTATGCTTAATGTTAAAAGTCCAAGAGCCTCAAAAAGAGAAGCTTTTTGGGATACAGACAGAGATGGTAATATATTAAGATATAAAACTACCGAAGCAGAAAAAGGTATTGACTCTAGGCTAACTGGATATGCTAGAGCTAACGATGCTAAGATACAAGAATTTTATGGAGAGCAAGAAAAACAATTAAATCAAGATTTAAGCACTAAAGAACAAGAAAAACAAAGAGAAGAAAATAGAGCCGCAAGAAAAACAGCTGAAAGAAAAGCATACCAAAACGCATTAATTGGAATAGCGGCTGGTGTAGCTTTAGATTATGGAATAAAGAAAACTGCAGATTATGTGGATACAACTTCTTATGGCAGAAAAAGAAGCCAAAGAAGAAGAGACCGAAAAATAAAAGATGACTTCTTTAATGATGGAAGAACAGTAGTAAAAGGAGATAAACTAAAAGATGTATACCCAGACTCTTTTAGTAGAAAACAGTTTACGAATGGTCTTGATAGATTAAATCCCTCTCAAAAAGCTCAAGCTTTAGGAGATGCTGGAATAAATGCATCAGTAACTGACAATGGTCGCGTTAGATTTCGGGAAAACACTGGCGGTGGAGTTCCTTCATTGTTGACAGGGGGAGAGTATGTAATGAGTCCCGAAGCGGTTCAGAATTATGGACCAGCAGTAATGAGGGGCATAAACAAAGGAACTTTAAGGCCAGAACAAAATCAAAATAAATCTCAAAACGTAGATAATAGTTCAGTAAATATTACAGTAAATGTTAGTAGTGATGGAAATGTTACTCAATCCCAAGATAGTCCTAAAGAGTTTGCAAAAAAAGTAAAGTCTGCTGTGATGCAAGTAATTAATAATGAAAAAAGAGTTGGCGGATCTCTTAGGGGCTGATGAAAGATTTATTATATAGTGAAGATCATAATTTTTATATAGATGGATTAAAAGTCTCAGGAGTTTCATCTATAAATGGTTCTTATACAATACCTAATCAAGATAATTCTTTTTTGGGATATGAAGGTGAGCCAGATTATATTCAAAATGGAGTCGGTAAAGCTAATTTATCATTTGAAAAAATTATGATATCTAGCGATAAACCTATAACAGATTTAATAAAAGATACTGGATTTGACGGAGGAATTGAATATAATGGTAAAGTTTTAAATTTTGAAAGCGGATATTTAACTTCATATGATGTTTCTTTTTCTGTGGATTCTTTACCAAGAAGTTCTGTCGCAATAGATGTTTTTGGAGATATGGGATCTACAGTCACAGCTAAAACTCCTGTAATAAAAAACGAGGATATTTTCATTCCAGCTAGTAGTGGAATAAATTTAAATTGTGATGGAAGATCAACTAATAGAGTTTTGAGTTTTTCTTTTTCTATTACTCCAGAACGCCAAGTATTCTACAAAATAGGCTCTATAAAACCATCTGAAGTGTGTTCTAAAGTCCCAATAAGAAGTTCTTTTTCTGTGGAGCTTGAAGTCGATGACTATGAAACTAAAGATGTCTATAGTTATATAAAAACTGGAATTCATTTTAAAAACATACAAGTATCCCTCCAGGATAAATGCGATGACTCTAGAAAAATAATATATAGTTTTGATAAAATGAATTTAAATTCAGAGTCTTTTAATACTAATGTTGATGATAATACTAAGGTAACCTTAAGTTATTCTAATTCATCTATGTCTCCTCCTTTAATAACTTATACATGAGTAAGTACATAAAGTATAATGAGTGCCAAGTAAAAATAAATGACGAAAATATTTTTGCTTTAAGAGCTAGTCTTTCTGCAGATTCACCCTCTGAGTCTCAAATGACATATGGAGGAAAAATAGAATCTTATAAAGCAAATTCTTATTTAGGATCAAAAGTTTCTTTTGAGTATTATGCAACTGGAGAGATAGATAATATATATAATTTAACTGGAGATATTCCTTGCTCAGGAGAATTCGGTGGGATAAGTTTTTCAGGTGCATATTTAACTGATTACAGTATTAATATAAGTCCCTATCTACCTGTTTCATTTAGTGCTGATTTTGTTATATTTAGTGGTTATAAAAACGAACTATCTACTGGAGCTTTTACATCTAACTCTTTAGAATTAGCTAATGGTGCTCACTCAGATATATCAAATTTTAATTATAATAATATAGGTCTTGATAATCCAACATCAATTTCCTACAGCGTCTCTTGTGAAAGAGTTCCTAATCATGAAATAGGAAATGAATTTAGTTCAAATGTAAGACTAGGGTCTGTAGTTAAAAACTTGTCTATAGAAGGGGAAAATATAGGGTCTTTGATAAATCATTCAGGGCAAGATATAGCTGGAGTATCAGTACAGCCTAAAACGCTAAATAATTTATCTAGAGGCCAGTTGATTGAATGTAGTGGAATTATAAAGAGTCAATCTTTAAGTGTGGAGAAAAATGGATTTATTAAAGGTTCTATAGAAATTGAAGACAAGGTTAGATAATGAGTTGCGATAATATATTTAATAGCGGCAAATTCCACAATCTAGAAAAAGATTACTATAAAGAAAGTAGTCAAGGGGGGACTTCTGCATGGTATAATACTTATGAAGATTTTATTTCAGGCTCTAAGACCGACTCTTCATTGAAATTATTTGAATATGAAGATCCTTTTGTATTTATTCCGTCATATGGTTCTTCAGTTGGGATTGATTTTATTAATAATAATTTAATTTATGAAGATGGTTATGTCAATAGTTCAATTGCAAGAATGAACAATGTAAATCTAAGTTTTAATTTAAAATTTAACAATAGAAGTGAATCAGAAGCTGATTCTATATTGAAATATTTAAATTCAAGAAAAGGGTTTCAAAAGTTTCCTTTTCAACCGATAGCTAGAGATATTGGAATGAGCTCAGAAAATGCACATAAATCATTATATTCTTTATTTCCATATTTCGCGCAAGAGTTTATTTGCAATAATGTTTCAATTACTCATGAATATTTAGATAATGTAAGCATTTCCACAAACTTTAGCAATGGTTCTTATTCAATGCTAAACATTAGAAATATATTAGAGATGCCATCTCAAAACATTAAACAAAAAAATATAATAGAAGAATATAGAAATAAAAAAGTTTTAGATATAGAGCCTTCATATTCAGTAAGCAGGGAGATCGTATTAAAATCAAAAAAATTTCGTGAATATAAGTCTGCTATAGAAATGTCTTCAGATGGAATAAACGAACAAGAAAATGTGCTGGATTTAAAATTTGATTCAATTGATGATAATAAACTTTTAAAGTTGTTATCTTTTTTTATAAACAAAATGTCAATAGAAAGTTTCTTATTTAAAATAAGAAAGCCTGATGAAAAAACCTTAAATTTTATATGTATTGGAATAAATCACACTTATGTATTTAAAGGGGTTCATAATTTGTCAGTTACAATTATAGAAAAACAGGTTGAATGTAAATTTAAAAATAAAATTTAAAATTTAATATATATAAAGATGTTTAATAAGAGCGAAAATATAAACAGAGAGCTTTTTGATGCGAAAGCTAATAGTAAAATTGAGTTATTTGAAATTTATCAAATTAAAGGATCTGAAGATGCATTAAGATTTCACGGGGGATTGAACGAAATTTCTAAATCTATAATTTTCGACTCTAAAGAATATTCTTATATACCTTGTCATGCAGAAGGTTTTGAATCAAGGAATGATGGGAAGATGAGTAGACCTACTATTAAAATAATTAACTTCGATGGGTTTTTATCAAAGTACATTAAAGATAAAGATGATCTTCTAGGAGCAAAAATAAAAAGAATAAGAACTTTTATTAAGTTTTTAGATAAAGATAACTTTTTAAATTATGATAGTGAAATAGATTATTGGAACAGTATGGGAATTAATCCCGATCCTGAGTCTAAATTAAGAGATGAAAGCTGGGTAATAAACCAAAAAATGGTTGAAGATAAATTTGCAATTCAGTTTGAACTAACTTCTTCTTTAGATTTAGAAAATGTAACCGTACCAAAAAGAAAAATTATTAACAACTATTGTTATTGGAAATACAGAGGAAGGGGGTGCGGATACAAAGGAGATCCCCTCGCCGACTCAAATGATGTAAAATTCACTTCTAGTTTAACCTCAAGAGGTGAGTGGGAAGAAGGAATATCTTATAATCAGAATGATTTTGTATTCTTAAATATGCAAGAAGGAGATGGTGATAGAAGAGCAGTATATGTTTGTACCGAGACTCACTCTTCTTCATTAGAATTTAAGCCAACAATAAATTCTAAATACTGGACTTTGGATGCATGTTCAAAAACAATCAATGGTTGTTGTTTTAGGTTTGAAGGAGATCCTCAAGAGCATTTGCCTTTTGGTGGATTCCCAGGAAGTAGAGTTTACTGATGAAAGAAGAAATAATAAGAATATGCAAAAAAGATAAAGAAAAAGAATCTTGTGGAATTATTTTTTTTTCAAACAGGAGATACAGAATAAAAGAGTGTATGAATATATCAAAAAACCCAGAGAATCAATTTGAGGTAAGTTTTTTAGATCATTGTGAGTGTCTAAGAAATGGAGAAATCGTAGGTACTTATCATTCTCATATAAATAGAGGTGAAAATTTTTCAGAATTAGATATAAAAATGTCAAATGAGATGATGATTCCTTTTATTGTGTATAGCTTAAAGACTGACAAGATGAATGTATATATACCAAAAAAAATAACATCAAAAAGAATTAAAAACTTTTCAAATAAAATTAAGGATTATATTGTGTAACTTATATTAGGGAATAAGGAATGATAAATGTAATTTTGCACGGAAATTTAGGAAAAACTTTTGGGAAAGAGTGGAGTTTTGATGCTCATTCGCCATCTCAAGTGTTTAGTGCTATAGATGCCAATACAGATGGATTTGCTAAATATTTAGCAAAAAAAATGAAAGAAGGAATATCTTATAGAGTATTTCTAGATCGAGCTGAATTAAAAACAAAAGAGCAGTTGGGAATTAATTTAAAAAATTATAAAAAAATGCATATTTTCCCCACAGCTAAAGGAGCAGGTTGGCTGGATGAAGGTAATAATAGACAAGATCTAAGAGTTTCAGGTTACAGCACCGCAGCTATGGTAGTCGGATATTGGTTATCTGGTTCTGATAGTGCATTTTGGGCTGGTCTTGGAGAAATTTTTTTTGAGGCAGGAACAGCTGGTTTAATACAGGGAGCTATTGGCCTTTTAACTGATGAGCCAGATCCTCCAGAAGTGCCAGATTTACCTGAGACGAATAAAGGAAGTACATCTTATATATATTCTAGAGCTGGAAATAATGTTTTACAAGGATCAGTTATTCCTTTAGGATATGGAAGATTGAAGGTGGGAAGTAAAACTATATCATCTTCCGTATTGAATGTTAGAAGATTAAATTTTAATGAGATAGAAGTAGAATCTTCAGACGAAGATACAGATAGCGTTATGATTGTCCAAAATCAATAATTATGGGCTGGCTAGACGAAATCACAAGTGATCTTCAGCTAAGTGCGGGACAAAATTTAAATGCATGGAGCGATTATAATAAATTCAAGATATCGAATCCTGATTTATTAAATGGTTATCAGAATAATCACTTAGAGGGTGCAGTTTTTGAAAATGAAAAAGGGCATCCAATAAATTTATTAGCAGGTAATAGTACCAATACGTACTACTATATGACCGCCCAGCTTGTTAAGGATGCGCAGAGCAGGAATGAAAATATTTATGCTTCAGTTCCTACTGCATATCAAGATGGAAGTGCTAGAGTAAGTTTCGATGAGCCTCATGCTAGAGTATTTTTTAGGCAAATATCAGGTGTCTATAGTCCATCGGATGTTGAACTAGGAAAATTAGAGTCTACCTCATTTTTCAAGACAATTGATTTAGTCTCAGAAGGTCCAATTGCTGGATTCTGTGATTATACGGGAAAACTTGTATCAGGTAAACATATACTAAAAGGTATATATTTAGATGATGTTCCTGTAATGACGACTGATAGATTTGGTAATGATGGTCAGCTAAATTTTAGAAACATCGCAGTTGCATATAAAAATGGAGCATCTGGGCAATCTGGGTTTTACACTGGGCAGACAGATGATTTTTATTGGATGGAAGATTTTTCTTATACATCTAAGACTATTAATAAGGGAATACCTTTATACAATGCAAAAAGTTTAGGGTCGGCTTTAACTGCTAATAAGTTTTATCAAGGCAGTCACACAGTCATTGATGAAGATGTTGATTGGCTTTGCTTAACAGTAGGAGTTGATCAATGTTTTAGGATTTCAGAAGAAGATGGAGAGAACTTACCAAATGCTGGAAATGTTCACATTTGGGGGGATTTTACTGGAGTAGTACACAGGTCACTTCCTGAACGTACAATTCAGCTAATTGCTGATGAAGGTAAGAGCGCGGGATTTGAAAATAACCATAACTTATTTGTAAACTTTGCGGGGATGGCAACTTCTCCATATAGAGAAGATGTTTTTTTAAAATTAAAAGATGTAAAAGATATCAATGGGAAGAGACCTAGAAATGTTTACATACAAAACCTGACAGCAGAGCAAGAAAATTTTAAAGTAAAGTTTTCTTGTAGCCTTTCCACAGTAACAGAAATAACAAGAAAAAATTTATCTTATCCTAATTCTGCATATGTAGGAATAGTTATGGATGCAGAAAATAATCCATCTATACCGACTAGGACATTTGATTTAAAATTAAAAAAAGTAAAAGTACCGTCTAATTACGAAGACATGGGAGAAGGCTTTGACGGGCCAGTAAGAGAAGATAGGCATCCTGGAGTATGGAATGGAACTTTTAAAAGCGAACCTGAGTGGACTGATAATCCTGCCTGGATTCTATATGACTTAATAACAAATGATAGATATGGACTTGGCGAATATATAAAAGAAACAGAAATAGATAAATTTCAATTATATAAAATAGCAAAACATTGTGATAAACTTGTAAACACATCAAAAAAAGGGGATTTATCTGATTTTGTTAAAGAAAGAAGGTATAGTTGTAATTTAATTTTAGAAAATGCTCAAGACGCATATAAAACAATTAATGAAATAGCTTCGGTTTTTAGAGGTATTGCGTTTTACAATTCTAATCAAATTTTTATATCTGAAAATTCTCTAAAAGAATCAATATTAACATTTAATAATTCAACAGTACTAGGTGGAGGATTTTCTTATGCAGGGATATCTAAAGATGCTAGATTTACAGTTGTAAGAGTAGCATATAAAGATAAAGACGATGGATATCTTCCTAAATATGAATATATTGAAGATCCAGAAGGTATATTAAGGTTTGGGCTGAAAGAAAAAGAAGTGTCTGCAGTAGGATGTACATCAAGAGATCAAGCTCTTAGATTAGGCAGGTGGATTTTAGCGACATCTAATTTTGAAGAGGAAACTGTTTCCTTTAAAACAGACAGTCAGGTGGAATATATTCAACCTGGAGATGTGTTTACAGTAAGGGATGAAATTAGAGCTGGAATTAGAACTGGCGGGCGGATTAAGCATATAGTAAATGAAAAAACCAATGTATCAGAAAATTTTATATTGCTAGATCAACAGCTTGACACTGGAAATTATAAATTTGAAAGTATAGAATTTTTAATACCAAGTAAAGATTTTGACGGAAATGCAAAGCAACTTAAAAGATTTGTCCATCGAAATGGATTAAACATAGGAACGACAGATGATGGTGATAGAACTAGTCTTGTGTCAATACCTTTAAATTCTAGTTCTTCGAGCAATACTTCTATTCATAATTATATTGAGAATACCACTTCAGGAGCTAAAATTGTAACAAGTGAAAATGAAGATTTAATACTTGAGGAAGAAGTTTCAGGTTCTTATATCAACGGCTCTGCATTAAATAAAACATTTAATGATTATTTTTTATCAAGTGGGATTTTAAATGGAATTAGAAACGGATCGGATAGATCAAAAAATACAGAAAAATTACAACCTGGATATTTATATGTATTAAATGGATCTGGGGTCTGCGGAAGTTTTCAAGAAAAAGATTTTACTTTATTATCTAAGCAAGAATCTGACGATGGTTCATATTCAATTCTTGGTTTAGAATATGATTCAGGAAAATTTGAAAAAGCTGATAACCTTTCCACAATATATACAAACAGTACATTTTCTGCGGAACCAACTCTATTAAAAAGAAATGCCGAAAATTCTCCCGTAACTCAAGGAATAGTTCCTCCTGAACAAATTATAGAGCAAGTTCCTGTTGTAGGAAGGCCGCAAGAAAACACAATTGATTTAATAGTAAGACCTAGTGGTTTTATAAATTCTCAGGGAGAATCAAAATCAAAAGTATTTTATTATTTCCATAATACTGAAATAAATGGAATTTACTATGCAAACATACATGCAAATAATCCCAAGTATGAAATAAGAGTAAAGGAAATAAGCGATTCTTATTACAATGAAGTCGCATCTTCAACTTTAAATTCTGAAAACATATTGCAAGATGGTCAGTATTTAGTTTCTGGATTACAACAATGCGGAGATTATCAAGTATTATATGATAATTCTCTTGGAATAGCAATAGATAGTAAAGCTACTGTAGCTGGGACACAAAGGAAGGGATTATCATTACCTAATTATAAAGACTCTGATTTTAAGGAAGATATAAAAATAGTTAGAGATAGAAATTTAACAGAAACTGGTAAGTTGAATTTATCTGGGTGTTCTGTATTTGGTAATAAATATCAAAATTTAATAACTGGGAATGTATTATCTGGCGAATTTGAGGTTTCAAATCCAGAAGCATATTACGAAGTAAGATGGAGAGAAGCTAATAATTTTGGAACCACTGCTGAAAAAATATTATTTTTTAGAGGGGCAAAAGATAACATACCTCCAGCTAAACCTACGAATTTTTCTGCAAAAATTAATCAGCTATTTCCTAACTTAGTTAATTTTGAATGGGATAATCAAAAAAATGTAGATGCTGACTTAGCTGGTTTTAGAATATATACAGGATATATTGGAGCAAACGATCCAGATTATGAATTTGATCAGTTAGATTCTGATGGTAACCCAATTCCAGGTTCCGAATTTGCGGAAATAAGAGGAAATCATGCTAGCTATTTTACTTATGAAGCTGACACAAGACAAGGTGTACTGAAGAATTTAAGTGATAAAAATATTGGATTTAATGATAGTGGTATATTTCATATTAGATCTTTTGATTTTTCTCAAAACTTAAGTGAGCCAAGTAATCAAGCAGACTTCTCAATAACTCAATTTGCTAATGCTCCAGATTTATTTTTATCTGGGCAAGTAAAAACCCCAGGAGAAGGAACCGATTTATCAAGGAGTCAGGTATTTTTGCATGCCTTTTATTCTGGAAGCTTTCATGAGACAGATAGTTTTTCACATTACTCAATAAGATTTTCTCAACCCAATAATGGATTGATATTTAATGATCCAATAATAATTAAGAAGGATCAGATTATAGTCGCTGACTCAAGCCAATTTACGGCTGGCAATTCAGGGCATATACAAATTCCAGCTCAAGCGAATTCAACTTATCAAGGCTTGATACATGCTACTACTAATGATGGTAGACTTTCTCCAGAGGGAACTGACTCCATAACAATAGGGAAAGATGAAGAAGCTCCTTTGGCGTTAAGAAATTTTAAGATAACTAAACAGTTCTCTAATTTTAGATTTTCATGGGATACTCCAGAAGAAACAGATTGTCAAAAAATATTACTATTTACAGGAAGTGGACACAACAATTTTGATTTACCTAAGCCACATTTAGTTGGATCAAATGTATCAAGGATAGATTCTAGTAATTCCTCTGCTCCAAAATTTGAATTAGTTGCTTCTGTTTTTCCAGATGATCCACCTGTATTTTCAATAGATAAATTTAGGAATGAAGGTCAAGAGCCTTGGGAAAAAACAAATTTTCCTTTTCATGCGGTTCCAGTAGACACTTCAAATAACACTGGAATGTATACTGGGTTTACCTTTACAGACTTAGATCTTGATGCCCCGTTTGTTCATACTAGTGGCGAGATAACATCAGATAATAGATCGTTAATTCACGTCTTCTATTCTGGTAGCGCACAAAACGATGGGTCATTTAAGTATTACCTAACCGAATACGCTGACACTTCAGACGGTATAATAAATAGCTATGAAGATAGGCAGAAAGCTTCTCACAATCTCGGCAAAATAGGTTTAGGCTCAGGGTCTTTCTCTTTTGAAGCTAAAGGTGGACATGCATACGATGTAAAAACCAAAATAGTTACCGATCTTCTTGAAACGGATTTTGCTGATGATACGATACTCACGGATTCTTTGGGCAGTGATATCTTAGCTTTTCCTGATAACAAAGCGCCAGCGCCAATTGAAAATTTTAAAGTAACTAAGCAGTTTTCTAACTTTAAATTTTCATGGAACTCACCCATAGAAACAGATTGTTCTAAAGTGCTTTTGTTTAGCGGTAGTGGTTATCAAAACTTTTCCATGCCAAAACCTCACCTGCCTGGATCTAAGGTTGATAAGATAGATTCGAGCAATGCTGCCTCCCCGAAGTTTGAGCTCATAGCTTCTGTTTTACCAGATGATCCGCCCGTTTTTTCTATAGATAAATTTAGAAAAAACGGAAGTGAACCTTGGGAAAAAACTACATTTCCTTTTCATGTAGTACCTGTAGACACTTCAAATAACACTGGCATGTATACTGGGTTTACCTTTACAGACTTAGATCTTGATGCTCCATTTGTTCATACTAGTGGCGAGATAACCCCAGACAACAGGTCTTTAATTCACGTCTTCTATTCTGGTAGCGCACAAAACGATGGCTCTTTTAAATATTACCTGACTGAACACACCGATACTTCAGATGGTATAATAAATAGCTATGAAGATAGGCAAAAAGCCTCTCACGATCTCGGCAAAATAGGTTTAGGTTCAGGTTCATTTTCTTTTGAGGCAAGGGGTGGACATGCATACGATATAAGAACCAAAATAGTTACCGATCTTCTTGAGACAGATTTTGCTGATGATACGATACTCACGGATTCTTTGGGCAGTGATATCTTAGCTTTTCCTGATAACAAAGCGCCAGCACCAATTGAAAATTTTAAAGTAACTAAGCAGTTTTCTAACTTTAAATTTTCATGGAACTCACCCATAGAAACAGATTGTTCTAAAGTGCTTTTGTTTAGCG